CTTTGCTGCCGCTACGTCGGCCCAAAACCACTCTCCTTGAGAAGGAGCGAGTGTGGGTTATTGCAGGTCTTACTGAGCAGAATCGCAAGGCGTGGAAAAAGATCAAACCCACACTCCCAGTGGTTGAGGTGGGGAAGAAGGGGGCCGGAGGCATCCGTATGCCTGAGGATGAGATCGTAGACTGGTTTGCCCAGCGTTGGTTTCATTACATGCCTCACTACAAGCACGCCGGATCCGGCTGGTGGAGGGCCCGTCCTCAGCAGATCTCTGACGGGATGGCCATCACTGTCTGTCATCCGAAAGAGGGAGCCATCTTCGGTCCAAGTTGGGTGATCGAGGATCCTAGGGCACTCGAGCAAATGAGTGATAGCGAACTTCACGACCTGGCGATTCGCCAGCGATTGGAATTTGTCGAACGACATCCTGTGGATGAGACTGGAAAAACCCGTTCACTTAAACGACTTGCAGATTTTATCGCATGAAAATCCTTATTGTGGGTGCTGGCTTCGCCGGAGCTGTTCTTGCTCGTGAACTGGCTGAAGCAGGCCACAGCATCACCGTCATCGACAAGCGCGATCACATCGGTGGGAACGCATTTGACTTCGTCAATGAGAATGGCGAGAGGATCCACCAATATGGGCCGCATCTCTTTCACGGCTCTGAGGATTCTGTGGCCGTCAAGTGGCTATCGCGCTTCACAGAGTGGGTGCCGTATGAGCATCGTGTGAAGGCCCGTCTCAGCGACTCCCGTGAGGTGCCGCTCCCGGTGAATGCGGACACCATGGAGGCCATATTCTTGAAAAAGTTTGAATCTGAGGAGGAAGCTCAAGTATTCCTACAATCCGTGCAAGAGGAAATACTAAAACCGGAGAATTCTGATGAAGTGTTTCTCAAGTCAGTGGGTGAGAAACTGGCTGACATCTTTTTCCGTCCGTACACCCGGAAGATGTGGGGGAAAGACGCCCGTGAGATCGAGGCGGCGGTTGGAGCTCGGATTCCGGTAAGATTCAACCGTGACGACCGCTATTTCACCGATACCTTTCAGGCGATGCCGAAGGATGGTTACACGGCCGTTTTTAGGGCAATCTTCGACCACCAGAACATCACTGTCGAGACCGGGGCCGCATACGAAAGCGGCATGGAGGCGGAGTACGACCACATGTTCACGGCTATGCCGATCGACGCTTTCTTCTCCTGCAAGTACGGGAAACTGCCGTATCGTTCGATCAAGTTCAATGTCGACAAGGTGTGGGCATCTCAGTCGGCGGCCACCATCAACTTCACTGATGACGGCCCTTACACCCGCCGCACACAGTGGGATCTCATTTCTAACTCCGAAAAATCCACTCAGCCGTACCACACGGTGACCTACGAGACACCCTGCGATCCCGAAGAGAATGGAGGTGAATGCTACTATCCTGTGAGAAACAGGGATTCACTGGACCTCTATGGGAAGTATGCGGGTGAAGCCGAGAAACTAGGGAATGTCACATTCTGTGGAAGGACGGGGCTGTTTCAGTATCTAGACATGGTACCAGCAATCACCATCCACCTGAAGATGGCCACCGATTTCATGAGTGCCAGTTGAGAAACTGTCACAAGGCTTAAGATAACTTGGCCATTTTTGCTATAGTAACTCTGTGGAAAACAAAAACATGGATCGCAAACTCATTGTCGTCTCTGGCGCGGATCGAGTTGGAAAGTCGACGCTGATCTCAGAACTCCAGCAACATCTTGGCGAGGAGAATTGCTCGGTCTACCATCACGGAGCACCCCCCTATCATGCGGAGAATGTGTTCGACTTTTACAGAGACAACATCATAGAGTGGTCGAGCACTGGGAAAGAGTGGTGTCTTTTTGATAGGAGTTGGGTGTGTTCTTACTGTCTTGAAGACTTCCGACGTCATAACAACGGGCTGCTTGATGAGATCGCGGATATGGAGCTCGACGTGATGTCCTGCTCTGACAAATTCAAAACTGTCCATCTGGGCCTCAAGAGGCCGTGGCACTGGAGCGCCGAGCATCACGTCATCGAGCTGACTGAGCAGGAACTTGGGGCTCCTCAGTGGGTCATTCGCAATCTGTACGTCTCCCGTCAGAAAGAGCACAGGGTGTACTATGACAAGCTCAACGAGTTCTATGAGCACGTGACAGCTTTCCCCAGTGTCTGGACTCATGGCAACGATAATTTAGAGGACATCATCTCGTCCCTTCAAAACACGGCCGCGGGAGGGTAAAAATCCCAAAAGCACGTGGGGAATGTACGGTCTCAACGACAACTTCTTAGGACTCATACGCGAGTTGTACGATTTCACTCGTTGTGAGAGGTCGGACGGAACCGCCTACGGGACAGGTGGCACATGCCGGAAAGGGGTGGAGGCTGAGAAAAAAGAAACCTCGGCGGTTCGTCTCAGTCCTCAACAAGAGGCTGTACGAGGCCAAATCACCAAGGAAATGGCCGACGTGTTCGGCCTGGACAGGCGAAAAACCGCCGAGTTCTACAAGGAAGTGGGAGAGGAGAAGAGGAAGATTCTAAAGGAGATGGATGAGAATCGACAGCTTTGTCAAGGACCATCCCGGAAAGGGCAACTTCATGACGGCTAAAGTCATCACCGTGGGCATGGAAGAAACTCTCCCTAAAGACCCCACACCAAAAGAGATCGATGAGGGCATGGCCGTGAGGTTTGCCCAAGAGAGGGTGAGAAGGAGACTTGGACTGGATTACATGCCAAAGGAACTGGTTGTCGCAGGGGAAATTCAGACTCCGGGCGAGCCTTTGCATAAAATAGCCACGGGCCAGACGAAAAACATTCCAGGTGGCCCGTTCTGGAGAGAGCAGGCTTTGCTTTTGACCCAGGCTGGAGCAAGAAACGTAGAAGATGGGCCCTCATACAAACTCTATTCATCGAGGTCTCATGCCGGCTTGGAATTAGGGGCTATCCCCGCGGCTTCAACCGGAGCCTGGCCAGTCGGCACTAGGCCTTGGGTGAAAAGCGTATCTCCAGTCTACCAGGCTATAGGCAATCGAAGGGGTGCTCACAATCTGTACAACAGACAGAGGGTCCACGCCTTGATGGGCCAACTTGACAAAGCCATCTTTGGTAACCCCAACCTAACAACCATTTCTCTGGCCCCCGGCAAAAAGGGATTTGAGTTGACGAATTTAGTCTTCTCTCACTTTCAAAACAAGGGGGCGCAGGTATACGAGAGGGAAATTCAGGCCACAAAGGGGGGCACTAAAGCGATTGTGAGAGCCGCGGTCATCATGGGCGCGGGCGGCAAGCCTGTGACTATCGTTGACCCAGGAATCTCCGTAAGCGCTCAAGGCATAACCAAGGAGTTCAAGCAGAATGTGGGTCTCTTTTTGAAAGAAGTGAAGACTGGCCAAACTGAGCCCACGGGCTTCCATCGCCGTCAAGTGGCGGGGGAGGCCAGACGAGAGAGAAACCAGGCGAGACGCGCCCCGGCCCAGCCGGCCAAGCGAATTGAGATCAAAGACCCTGTCGAGAGCGGGAAAAAGACCCTTGCCGCTTTGAGAGCAGCTGGCATGAGTGACGGAGACATCAGGAGAAACTTTCCCAAGCTGAACCAAATTTGGGGCAAAATCCAATGAGCAGCAGTGAAAAAGAGCTCACCGATAAGGTGACGGCGTGGGTGTCAGACATCTACAAAACGAACGCCGGAGAAGAGCCTCTCCAAGTTCTGGGCGTTGATGGGAAACCCCCGTCCTACGACAATGTGTTTCTCTACGATCCGCTTTTGGACCAATTTGAGGGAAAACTCGTCCTCAATTCAGGGAAAACTTTGGGGTTTCTGGTCTATAATGGTAAAGACGGGGCGATGTTTGAAACGTTCCAAATCTGATCCTAACTTCACAAACAACACGTCTTATGAGCCACAACCTCGTCTTCAACGGCACTATCGTCAACAGCTACAACTGGGACGACATCTACGCTTCCTATCTCCAGAAACTGATGGAGCATGGTGAGGTTTTCGTCGGTCGCAATGGCGAGACCAGATCGACTTTCGGTGCTGCGGTTCGAGTCGATCTTCAAACGGGCTTTCCGCTCACTCGATTGCGCAAGATGCCCTTCAAGAATCTCGTTCGCGAGTTCCTGTTTGATGTCGGCTTGACACAGAATGTGGAAGCCCTCGGTCCAGCCAAACACTTCTGGGATTTCCTCGCTGATGAGAATGGCGAACTCGGTGCTTCGGCTTACAATCGTCAGTGGCGGCGTTGGCCAGCTTCCCGGGCCGGCTCTGAGGTTCCGAATGAGAGTCTGGTGACAGTCGGCGCGGTCGATCAGCTTGATCGAGTGATGCGTCTTCTCCGTGACACCCCAAACTCTCGTCATGGCACGGTCATCACTACAAATCCCACCGCAATGAATGTGGCGTGTCCACCGTGCCATTTGGCCATGCAGTTCATGCCAAGTGGCGAATATCTCGATGTGATGGTTCCCGCTCGTTCCAATGACATGGTTGTGGGTTTCCCGCTCGACATCGCGCGCTATTCGATCATTCTGACCGTGATGGCTCAGATGACCGATTTCAAACCGCGTTTTGTGTATATGCCTTCGGCGAATTCCCACATCTACAAAAATTGCTATGGCCTGGTGGATGAGCTGCTTTCCCGCACATCAAGGCCAGAGTGTCAGCTTCTGGTCCGAGACGAGGGACAATTCTCAAGCTGGGACGCGGTTCAACTCGACGACTTCGATCTACTGAATTATGATCCCCACGCCGCTCTCAAGGTGGAGGTGAATTGAATGGCCGACAACGAAGCCACAAAACGCCCCACGATTCAAGACCGCTACGAAGAAGTGGCACGCCAGCGTAGGCGTGATGAGGCAATCGCCAGACGAAAAGCCAGTGTGCCAGTTGGGGAAGTGGCACAAGACGTGGTGCAGAGCACGCCGGGTGTAGTATAATAAGAATATGGAAAACAACCAAACCACCATGACCAAACTCACCCCCGCCCAAACTCAAGCCGCTCAAGCCAAAGCCGATCGCCGCGCAGCAGCCGCTGAGCGCCGTCAGGCCGAGATCGCTGAGTATGACGCCCGCGTCAAAGCGATGTATGTGTGACAGTCCACAAACTGGCATATAGCTTGATCCAGGGCACTCCATATGGTGTACTATAGCTATATGGAGACAAGCCTCCTCTCAACCAACTCTCTCTAACTCACATGAAATTCCTTGCAACTGCAACTCGTTCCATCCGTTGCCCCCGCACTGGGCGCGTCACCCAAGTGGTGAAAGGCCAGATCTACACCAAGGCCTACGTGAAGGCCTGGCTGAAAGATGGAAATGCCCCTGACTTCCTGGTCGACGGGAACCTCTCTCACTTTGAGCGTTTCGTCCGCGGTCGTGTCGGTTTCCTCGATTCCTACGGCTTTGAAAGTGACACCTACTATGCTGTGTGCAAGGCCATCGTCCACTTCTTCAATGGCGACACCAAGGCACTTCGCAAGTTTGGCTTTGGCGGTGGTACCGTTCAGATGGCTATGAAGCTCGAGCGCAACCTTAGCGAGCAGCTCGGCATTGCCTACCTGCCTCTCGAGCACGAGGCTGACGATCCCCTCGCTTTCAGCCAACGCACCTACGCTGGCCTCTATCCCTGCACCAAGCAGCAGGAGGATCAGGTTGTGGCTCTCACCATCAAGCATCTCTCTGAGCGCTATATGTGATAGAATATGCGCTAATGGGGGGCTTCGGCCCCCCTTTCTTCAACACAACTCATCGCTATGAACGATCTTCCTTACCGTCTAGTTCGCCTCGAGCCTGGCTTTGATCTCTCTGAGCTTTTAGCAGATCCCGACTGGGACCCCCGCAGCATGGAAGGTTATCGCCGCCATCAGAAAGTTCTCGTCTCATTTATCGAGTACTGCTTCGAAAAGGGCTGGACTGTAGATCTCCCGGTCTTCTCCGAGGATTCCGGTTGGGACTACGGTGTGGACGTCTTTGTCAATGGAAAAGCCGTTGATCTCAAGTCGTTCCCCCTTCGTGAAGATGCCAAGTCGAAAACTTTCGACAGCCCCGCCTACAACGGCAAGGGTCCTCATCCGAAGTCACTGACCGAATGGTTGGTATTTGCGCCTCCGGGAACTTCGGCCGAGGTTTGGGAAGCAGCTCCTTTCAAGAGAATGCGCAAGTCTTTCTACAACCTGCCGCCGTTCTTCTGGAAAAACGACGTTGTCAGCTTCTCAGAGTTTGCCTCTAGAGTGTGACAGTTGGTAAAGTGGCACAAGGGTGGTCTTCGGATCACCTTTTGTAGTATGATAAGCATATGGAAAAACAAACCACCATGAACTCCAAAGTCAAACAACTCATCCTCGACTCCGCCGTCGAGAGAATCAACGACCGTATCTTCGAGAAGTTGATGGATGACATTCACGAAGCCGTCGGTGATTCGATGGTGGAGGTCCTTGGAAACACTGTCGACTTCGACCAAAGCGAGACATTCGATGTAATGATGGAACTCTGCAGTCGGATCGCTATAGTAGGATTGCCTGAGTGAAAATGTGTTATAGTAGACCTACACCACCCAATCAAACCATGACTTTCGAAGCATTCATCGCCGAATACGAAACCCTCCAAGACGAGGGTAGAGATAAAGAAGCAGCGCTCCTTGCTGGAATGGAGGAGAAGCTGTATGCCCGTTATTGGGTGGAAATCCTTGGAGAGGAGCTGAACTGATGACTGAAGACCGCACAATCTCAACAAACGTCGTCGATCAAATGAAGGAGGACTATGGCGCTTATGCCATGGCTGTTCTTCTCGGCCGGGCCATCCCCGATCTCTACGACGGTCTCAAGCCTGCTCAGCGTCGGGTCCTTCAGACGATGCTCGAGGAAAATCTCAAACCCGACGGTCGATTTGTCAAGTGTGCCCGTGTGACGGGCCTGACAATGGCATTCTACCACCCTCACGGCGGTTGCTACGGATCCCTCGTCAACATGGCGACTCCGTGGAACAACAACGTGATGTGGGTGAATGGCCATGGCAACTTCGGCTCCACGGTGGATGGCCCCGCGGCAGAACGCTATACGGAATGCAAACTGCGTGATTCTGCGGTCGACATTCTTCTCCAAGACCGCACCACTTGGGAGACTCGCGCGAATTACGACGGCTCCAAGCAGGAAGCCGTCCGCTTCAACACGGCTCTTCCTTCGATCCTGCTGAATGGTGATGCGGGAATTGCAGTTGGTTTTGCGACCACACTCGCCCCCCACGGGTTACGTGATATTGTGAAGGCTGTGGAGTTGGTTTACAAGAAGGACCTTAAAAAGGCTCGTGAGGTCCTCCTCCCCGATTTCCCCACGGGCTGCGACATCATCCAAGATGAAAACCTTGCTACTTACGTTGAGACTGGCTCAGGCAGTATCCGCTGTCGTGCCCGTTACGAACTGGGTGTCCAGAAGAGGGACGGTCGGGCAAAGGATCGCTGCACAGCTACATTCACTCACTTTCCGCCTCGGGTCAACCCTGAGAAGCTGGGTGAGCAGATCAAAGACGCTCTCGAAAGAGGCCGGATCGAGGGAGTTGCCGAAATCAACGATCTCTCTGATCTCAGCGGCGACCGCATCGAAGTTGTTGGAAAGCCCGGTGTCGACGGTGAGCAGCTTGCTCAGCGACTCTTCGCAGCCACCGACCTTGACTCTCGTTATTCGGCAAAGACGCTGGTTATTGACGGTACAACACCCGTCGAGCTCAGCCCGACTGACATTTGTCAGAGATGGTTCACGTGGCGACTGGCTCGCCTGGAAGCAAAGTTCGTCAGAGAGCGTGACGTAGCTGAAGAACGTCACGAGATCGTCACTGGCCTGATCAAAGCAATCAGTAAGATTGACGAAGTCATCAAAACGATTCGCGGAGCCGCAAACCGCAAGGAGGCCCACGAGAAGCTTGTCGATCGTCCTCTGAAATTCACTCCTGACCAGGCCAAGGCAATCCTTGAGATGCGCCTGCACCAACTCACCGGCCTGGACGCCAGCGAACTGGAGACAGAGCGTGAAGCTCTCGAGGCCCAACTTGCCGAGCTGGCCATTCTTCTTAAGAATGAGGATGCTCGAGCTAAGTGGGCTTTGAAGCAGATGGCTGAGTTGGCCAAACGTCACGGCCAGGCACGCCGGTCGTCCCTGGTAGCACCTCCCGCCGGCTGGGTGAAGATCCCTACATCCGACAAGTCCGGAGCTCCCCGGGTGTCACCTGCAGCTAAGCCTCGCTTCATGGTCGTCGATTCCAAGAAGGGGGTCATCACTCAGGCGAAGGGCCCGCGCGGAGCTATGGTTCTGGATCAGAAAGACAAAGTGATTTTCATCACGGAATCCGGCTTCTTCCGCAAGGTGCACGCTGCGTTCAAGGGGCCTGTGGCTGACAGCTACACCCCCGTCATCATAGCGAAGCGAGAACGTGAGATAGTGGAACGCAAATTCCTCGTCGTCTTCACTCTCGATGGCGCTCTAAAAGCGACCGTTCTAGACGGTGCTGACCTCGCTCGTGTCACCAGCAAAGGGAAGTCGTTCCTGCCCGAAGGTGCCGAACTCGTCCACTTTGCTGAGGAGGCCTTCACTCTAGACTTCACGTCAAAGCGCAAACAGGCCGAGAAAATCACGCTCAGCTCAGTGAAGCAGGGTCGCCCCGGCTGTAAGGGAATCAAACTGGCCAACCTCAAAGATGTAAACATCACAAAAAGTTGAAACCAGACTTGATCGGGTGTAGAACACTACACCCCTCCCCTCAAAACACAAAAAACTTAAAATCAGGTTTGACTGGATGTAGTACCACACATCCACCGGGTAAAAATTCCCCTAGAAGGAGTGTACAGCATGACGCACCACGCTATACTGCCTTTGGAGAAAGCGATTCATGACTGAGATCATTTACCCGGTTCACAGGCTTCTGGCAAATCCAAAGATCTTCTTCGCCATCTCGGCCCATATTGGAGGGCCTGACGCAGAGACTCTGAAGGACATCTTCTACGATCTTATCGAGTCCGACATAGGAGAGGCCGAGAGCGTGGACGACATCGAATTCACCGCCGACGAGGTGTGTTTTCGTGAATCCCCCGATGAAGCTGGCGTGATCCAGGTCATTCTCGATACCGGCACGGCCGCTGAACTTCGTCCTCAAGGCGAGTACGTTGCTGGCATCACCAGTAAGGACGAACTCGACATCACGTCGACCATCTACAAGCGTCTGGTTGAGGCCATCATCGAGAGTCGGCCTGAATTCGCTGGAGATGTGGTTCTCTGCGATCCACCGATGCCCTCAAATCAGTATCTTCGCAGCGAAGATGGCGAGAGCTTCAACGGTCAGTTCCACCTTCTCTCCGATCCCGACAGAACCTATGGATTCTCGGTTGAGGTTATCGATATCCCCAACGATATACTAAAAGCAACTGTGTTCCCGAACTGATGGCAACCAAGGACTACCTAAACTTCAAGGCCACGAGTCTAAAAAGCGAAATTCCAAAAGTCAAGAAGAAGCTTTCCAACGCGAAGCATCATCTTGACTGCTTGGATCATGAGGTCGACGTACTGTCCCAACGCGTAGATAGCCTGGTAGATGCAGTCGAGGCTTATGAGAGCGCAATATCCAAGCACTACAAGAGAACTATCTCTAAACTGAATCAAAAGATCGAGGCTCTTGAGAAACTCACAATTGGTGAGAAAACCAATTCAACCAATGAAGTGGCCATCACCAAGGCGTGCACAATAGCCGTTTTTGACACAATTCTCAGCGCGATCACATCCTGGTCTGTTCATGGCGATCAAGCTTCTGACATCGAGGCAGCATCACAGACCGTGATCTTTCCGTGCGTGTATGAACGCGTGATGGGCGGTGATGATCCAGCTTATCTCCTCGATGAGGTGCCTTCTTCTGCTGAGCTGGTGGTTCAGCGTGGTCGTGAGTTCGTGAAGTGGATTCGTAGCGAGTGCGAAACACACATCACCAACGAAGTGGCGTGGGAGAAATATGCCCCCAAGATTCAAGAGTGGTGGTTGAATGATGGTCTGCCTCTGCTGTATGGCGAGGCTGACCCTGACTGGGAGGAGGACTCTCCCTACACTCTTGAACAGATTGAAACCTGGCGTAACAACCCCGTGGACAGGGTGATGGCATTCCCCAAGATTCACGACGCCATGGATCTGCTTCAAAAGCATCGGTCCGAGGTGAACTCCCGAATCAACCTCCAAGAATTCAACCGCAACGTAGCTGCAACTCGCCTCTCGTAAGCCATGACGCCAAAAAACGCCTACAAGAAGATTGGCCCTGACCTCGTTCAAGCCGTCGCGAATACCTACCAGACTTGGCTGGAAAGCCCCACCCCGCCAAACAAGAAGAAGTATCTTACTTGGCGTCTTCGTGTTCATCTTCGCTGCAACATGTTTCTTCGCAAAGAACTTGAAGTAGCGAATGAATACTTCAATCTGGGATTGAACGATGAGGAGGCCGGGCAACTGATGTGGGACTTTGAGCAAGGGTAAAATAGTCCTAGCACTTGAAAGCGCCCCCCTATGGCCAGCACACCTCCCGTGGGCGGCAGCAACCTGAACTCACACTACCCAAATTACGCGGCTGCCTGGTCCAGCATCGTCAACTACGACGCCAACGGATATCCCCTCTACCGTCTTCCAGTGGTGATGCCACCTCAGCTGCGTTGCGCAGCTATCATCCCCACCGGTAGCACAAACGTGCCTCCCGCAATCTGATAGTTCCGATGGCCCTGAATTCCCAATTCCCTAACTACGCCAACGGACCAGCCGGTACAGAAGTTATCGCCTGGACCGTAGTTGGCGGTCAACCGCTGTATCGCCTTCCCGTCGCGTATGTGAACACGGGATTTGGTGCGGCTTTCGTATGCGAAGGCAGTACACTTGAAGCCCCGACTTATCCGGAGGGTGTTTACGATCCGGACCCCGTTTGGGAGTCGGCTGGCACAATCTCCGGCTCAGCCCAAGTCGGACAGACTCTGACCTTCACTCCCGGCACTGCTGCAGGAACTGCTCCTATCACGAAGACCTACAACTGGATCCGCTACATTCCCGGCGGTCAGTCTGTTGTTGTTGGCACCGGGCTCTTCTATTCTCCTGTAGTTGCCGACTACACCCATCCTCTGATTGTTCAGAGTGTCGCGACTAACACCAACGGTTCTGTCGCCACACAGACTCTTCCCTACGGTCCTGTTGTTCCTGCGGCGCCAGTCATCACAAATGCTGGCTCGATCTCGTCGGTGCCTGCAAATACTCCCATCAGCGGTGTCGGCTCTATCACGCTGTCCGATCCTGGCGAGGACTATCTGTACATTCTAGGCGCCCCCTCGATCAACTTCACAGGTGACGGCGTGGGTGCCGTTGCTGGTGCCACTTTGGCTGAGGAAGGACGGGTGGTCGCGGTCGTCAATGACCCCATCACGGCTCCGCCTAGCGAGACGGGTACCATCACCTACACGGGTGAGGGCGCGGAGACAGACATTGTTTTGACTTGGTCGTCTGACGCCCTGGGAGATGTCAGCGTTGTCATCACAGACCCAGGTTCGGGGTGGACACAGGCCAATGTCGCCGCATGTGAGGCTCTGTCATACGGCACCTACGTCATCACGAACCCAGTTTTCACCAGTCCCGCCGCTTTCGTTTCCTACATCGGTGTTCCTCTCGCCGGAGTGACCCTGACTAACGGTGGTTCCGGATACACTGTTGCCACTGCAGTCGTTGTACCTGCGGTCGGAGACACCTATGGAACGGGCGCCGTAATTGGTGTCACTGTGGCCTCAGTTCCCGTTGCCTATCCGACTGAGATGGCAATCTACTCTGGACCCACTGTCACCGGATATGTCCCGCAGGTGTCCTGGGTATGGGGAGTGGGTGAAGGCGTAGACTTCGTCCCCGTTCAACTCGGTGGTCTCCAGTATCGAGTGAATGCGGGGGACGTCAACAAGGAGATTTTCGTCAAGGTCACCGCCACGAACACAGGCGGCACTGTGACAGCATTTTCCGCCGGCATCGAGATCAACGACTCTGCTCCGGTGGCCACACGTTTCCCGAAAATCGGTCCCGTGAATCCCACCATTGGAGACACACTGACCGGAAGTCAGGGTACTTGGGGCGGTTATCCGAAGCCTCTCGTCACTGACTGGGGCTTCGCTGAGTATATTCTCCCTAACCCCATTCCCATCCCGGCGGGCAACAAAGTTTACACCTATCGGGTTCCGGAATCGGATGAAGGAAAGGCTTTTGTCTTCTACGTGACAGCCACCAACACAGCCGGCACCACCACCGCTTACTCCACACCGACTTTCCCGGTCTTCGACACCATCAAGCCGGCCATTCTTCCCGTCCTGACTGGATTCCAGTCGCCGGCTCAATACGGAGATGTCTTGAAAGGCACTCCTGGAACATTCGATCCCGAAAGTTCCTACCTCTACAGCTACTTCGCTTACGTGACGGAGAGCGGCTCACTGATCGAAATCGCTGGCACTCGCAACACCACAACTTACACCCTCGGCGCCCTCGACTTGGGCCAGCAAATTGTGTACGCGAGCTACGGTGAGAACCAAGGCAAGTACGGACTGGAGACCCTGACGATTCAGTCCAACTCCACCGGAACCATTCGTCGTTTCCTTCAAACACTGACCGACGGATCTATCTCTTTCACCGGTCCCTCGCCTCTGATCACATCCACTTGCCAGGCCATTGTGGGAACATTCAGTCCCGCACTGGTGACGCCGCCTTTGCCGGGTCCCGTCGCTGTGGACCTCAAGATCGGTTACCTGAAGAACAATGTCGTCAACTACTTTGTTGATCAGTCAGGTCCTTGGGTGTCTCCCTTCAATTTTACAGTTCCGTTAGAGGCGCAGGGTAGCAGTCTGTTCTTTGACTACGACGTCCTGTACACCGACTATCTGGGAGCGCCTCAACAGAGAGTCACTCTGCAGAGAGTCGGAGAGACTCCTCCTGCCGAGGGAGTGGCGCCGTACATCCTCAATCCAGGTGGATACGCTCCCTCCAACAACTACAATCCTGGATACACACTCACATTCAACCCTGCTGAATTCACCGGCGTTCCTGTTCCGGTCCAGGCTTGGACTTGGTACCGCATTTTGAACAACGGTCAAGAGGTGGCACTTCAGACTGGCGGCACCACCTACACGCTGCCAACCAATTCCGAAGGATGGAGCATCTACATCAAGGAAACTGCTGTAAACCAAGTTAGCGGTCTGCAAGTCGTCTACCCGACTCAGAAAATTGGTGGACCTCTGCCCGTCTGGAGTCGTTTGCCGGTCGTCACTGGCAGCAATCTGATGACACCGTCTCAGCCCACCACCCTGAATTGCATCATCCCTCAAGCGGTCAACCCCATCGATGGCCTGCCACTTCCTTCCACTTGGACTTGGATGCTGCAGTATCCGGACGAGGCTCCGATCTCGCTCGGAAACGTCGCGACCACCTACAACTTCGCCAATGAGAATGGCAGGTGGACCGGTGGTATGATTTACATCCAGGGGACTGCCACCAACGCAGTCGGCACTGTGACCTGTCAGTCCAACAAAATCCAACTGCAGGGCACTCCACGAATCCTTCTCGACGGCGGCATTGGCACTGGAATTCTTCCAAACAGGATCACTATCCGACCCGCAACTGCAGACCCCGGCGCTCAAATTCTCAGCAACACCTGGTTCGTCTCGTGCACCGGTGGCGCAACAGGACTTCTCGTGTCACCGAACACGATCAAGACAGTTGTCGGTATCGGACCTTCAGTGGTCAGTGGCTCCCAGACCCTCACAAATGATCAGGGTTCCACCGTCATCAACTTCCCCGACATAAACTACACCTTCTTCTGAGGTTTCCCTCAGACCAAACCACGCTATACTTTATTTGATGACAAAACTCAACGTGCCGCTTATGCGCAAGAATGAACTCGGCTATCCGGTGGTCTCAGACGAGATTCACCGGAAGCTCTTCGGCACTGTTCCTCGCCCGGAACCAACTCAGAAACAGTTGGACCGGGCGATTTCTCTTATGGAGAAGTTCAAAATTCCCGTGCCTGTCAGCCACGCCGATGGCATGTACGACGGGCCTCTGCCTCTGCCAGATCTCAAAGGTGTGACCATCGAGGATCACTTCGAGAAGATTGCAGAGGAACAAATTGGCCATCATAAAAAAGCAGCAGATGATTTCGCTAAAGCGCCCCTCGCGCCGATCCCGGGTCTTGACGACATTGTCCTCAATCCTGGGTGGACTCGCTACACAGTTGGAAAGAGCGGAGAGTGGATTACAGACACGGTACCGTATCCGCTTGAGTCAGCGTTCACTTTCGATACTGAGACCTTCGTTCAAGGTGGAGCGTTCCCCATCATTGGCACGGCTCTCTCGTCGGAAGCAGCTTACATTTGGATCGCTGATGAACTCATTGATCCGTCGATTCCGGTAGATCAGTGGGTTCAATATGAGATGATCCCCATTGGGGAAAATCGGTTCGTCGCCGGCCACAACATCTCCTACGATCGTGTCCGCTCTCGTGAGGCATATTCCCTTGATCGATCCGAGCCCGAAAACTTCTACTTTGACACCCTTTCTGCTCATATCGGCGTATCTGGTCTGGCAGGTGGTCAGCGTTGGCTTTACGTGCTGGCTGGTAAAGAACCTGAAGAAATGACTGAGGATGAGAAGCGGAAACTCCGTTTCGCTCCGAAGTGGCTCGACAAAGGCGCAACAAACTCCCTTGTGGAGTGTTACAACTTTCACGTCTATGAGGTTCGCAAATACTTCGGCGACGATAATGTGAAGAAGCTTGGATACAGCGACAAGGAAGTTCGTGATCTGTTCGTGAACTCTCCAGATCTTGGTGGCATTCGTGTTGCGATCTTCGAAGCCCTCGACTACGCCATCAAGGACGCACTGTATACTGCCGAGCTGTTCCAAGCGCTGTGGCCAAAGTATCTCGACTCCACTCCGAGTTTGGTCGGACTGTGTGGCATGTACCACCTCAATGGTTCGGTGATTCCCCTTCCCGACAACTGGAAGCAGTGGATTCAGCAGTGTGAGGATGCCTATCACGAGCACATCCGTGAGATGGGTGATGTGTGTCGTCAGCTGGCACATGCTCACTATGAAACATGGCGGGAGATCTACAACAAGGATCACGACGCAGCACTGGCGTGGGCTGACCGGGACCCCTGGCTTCACCAGCTGGACTGGGAGGTCAAGACGGAGAAGGGTAAGTACGCGAACATCCCGACCTGGTATCGTGACTTCGTCAAGGACCCCGACCAGCGCATCACAACCAAGAGTCAACTCGCTCACCTCATGCTGAAGCTGAAGTGGGAGGGTTCGCCCATCGTGATGACCAAAAAGCAGGGTTGGTGTTTCTACGACGAGAATAAGGAACTAGTCAAGATCCCGCATCCCAAAAACCAGAAAGACAATGTCGGCGTTCTACTGACAAAGGACTTCGTCGAAGATATGAAGGTAGGTCGCCTTGACAGTGACCTCCCTCAGGCAAAGCGTGCTCTCGAGATCGCAAACGCCACCTCCTACTGGACCTCGGTTCGGAAACGGGTGATGGATCGCATCTTCGTGAAGGCCCACAACCCCCATGGCGAGGATGCCTACATCACGCTGCCTGAGATTCTCGCTCACGGCACTGTGACTCGGCGGACCGTGGAGCCACTGATGGTTACCATGTGCTCGACCAAAAACTATCGCATCGGCACCGAACTGAAGACCCGAGTGTCTGCTCCTGACGGTTGGCGAATCGTCGGCGCTGACTTCGACGGCCAGGAGCTTCAGATCGCTTCGGCCTACTGTGATGCGTGGGACACAGGTGTTGTCGGTGGCTCTCCGATGGGATTCAGTGTGTTGAGTGGCTCGAAAGAGCACGGAACTGACCCACACTCAGCACTGGCGAAAGTGGTAGGTGTCGACCGTGACACCGCGAAAGGCGTGGGTTTCGCTGTGTTGTACGGTGCGGGAATGCGGACAGTGGCCAACACCATTCGTCGTAAATTCCCTGATCGTAACCCTCGCGAGTTAAACAACCTCGCCATGAAAATGCTGGAGGCCAAAAAGGGTTTCAGGAAATTCAAATCCGAGCCACTTCTAGGCGGCACTGACAGTGGCTGCTTCAACTACATGGAGCAAATCGCACTGAAACAGCAGGTGCCATCTCTCCCCTGCCTCGGCACTAAAATCTCCACAGCCATGAGGCCAGCTGTGGTCGGTGATGACTTCCTCACCAGTCGAATCAACTGGACGATTCAAGCCTCAGGCGCTGAAATCCTGGCTACCATCCTCACTGCGGCACACTGGCTCATTCGTGAGTACAAGCTGCAAGCTCGATTCATCATCTCGATCCATGACGAGATCTGGTGGATGGCCCCAGAGAAGCACACTGAGCTTTGGGCAGTCGCCTATCAGATTGCGCATCTCTACACGTGGGCCCGCTTCCAGGCTTCTGTGGGGATGTCGGATGTGCCTCTGAGTCGCGCTTTCTTCTCTTCCGTGGCCATAGACGAGCGCATTCGTAAAACTCCACACGAGTGCACCGTCAGCCCATCTCACCCTCAAGGGAAAGATGAGCCCAATGGCCAGGAATACAGCATGCGGGAACTGGGCGAGATCGGCGCCATCGACAAGCTCAAAACCCGCTACTCCCTCGTCCAACGCGGTTTACTCTGATCCAATTGTTTCTATATTGTTAAAGTCAATGTCACGTCATTCAAACAAGAAAAAGTCTCGGGTCGCAGCGTCGTTCTTGTCTCCGCTCCGACGTCTCTATCCGCATGTTGAAGTGGTTCCACTCGACAAGCGGGGACGAGAGATTCCATCCTCGGTCCGAGTGTCTGTCAATTTGGATTACTACTCAATCGAAGAAGCGGAACGCATTGCGTACTCGCTCTGACAGACAGGGGGTGTAGAGTTCTATTCTTTTTAATGCTACGTTCTATCTTCAGTGGCCTCGCCGCCACAACTTTGGTTCTCTCTGGCCTAGCACCCCAGGAGGCCAAAGCCGCCAGCTGCACTCAGGCTTCGCACTACGGAGTCGGAGACGGCTACCACGGGCAGACTACTGCAAGTGGCGAGAGGTTTAATGCCTATGGCCTGACGGCCGCCCACAAGAGTTTCCCCTTCGGAACTCGCGTTCGAGTGACCAACCAAGCCAACGGCAAATCAGTCATCGTCCGCATCAACGATGATGGTCCTCACGTCTACGGACGTGCTCTCGACCTTTCCTACGGTGCATTCGCCAAAATCGCTTCACCTTCTCAAGGTGTGGTTTCTGTCTGTTTCAGTCGAGTCTGACGCATGCTCATTCTACTTGGAGGCCCCGACCGAGTCGGCAAATCAACTCTGGCCTCCACACTTTCAGCTCTCTCAGGATTTACGGTCAAGCACCACAACGCACCCGACCCCTTCGACGACAACATTTTCGACATCTACCGCAGAAACCTTGACGAAGGAGGAGATCAGATTTGGGATCGCAGCTACCTCTGCGCTTTCATTTTGGAGCGATTTCGCAAGCGAAACCATGATCACCTCGTTGAGATCATGGATCTTGAATTTGAGTTGAGTAAGAAACACGACGTTATTCACGTGGGCGTCACCAAGCCTTGGCACTGGTGCGCCCCACTTCATTGGGACGAGCTTCACAAGAGGCAGCGTCAACCATCACATTGGATGGCCCGTGACGAGTTTATGGCTCGTCAGAATGAGCACCACTTCTACATCGATGAGATGGAGAACTTCTATCGCTATGTGACGATGTTCCCATCATTCATGGTCGAACCTGGTTGGGGTGCGAACGAGGTATGGGAAAATGTCCAATCAATCAACACAATGCAGCGACCAAGGTTCGCCTTGTCTTGAGGTTGTCTACACTGAGGAGTGGGCGATTGATGCACTCGATCGTTTTCTTCAGGGAGACATCAAGGGAGCGAAAACTTCGCTCACATACGCCAACATGAACATCATGAAATTGCCTCCAGGGACCTCATACGGGGACTTGGAGGCTTTTGTGCGTCTTGTTGGGGTAAAAATGTACCAGACACCAGACGAAAAGTCACCAACCACATGAAAATCGTTTCGGAAACAGAGGAAACTGCAGTGGTCATCAAACCCACAGCTCCTAAAAAGGACATCCTCACCTTCAGCACCACGCTGAGTGACGGACGCGAAATCATCATCCGTGAAATGACCGGTCGTGATCTTCTCTACATGGAGAAGGATCTCAGCAAAGCCGGTGATGTTGAGAAAGGGATGAAAATTATCGAGCGACTGAGTGTAGGGATCAATAAGATCACCTACGAGGAAGTCCTTGATCTTGGCGTTCGTGACTTTAAGAAAGTCAGTGAACTCGTCGGACAGGCGAGCGGGGCTGATGAGGACGAAGACCCAAACTGATCGTCAAGGACCAGGAAAACTTCACCTATGAGGTGTGGGTGAATGGACGCGGACCAGTCCGCTTCCGTGACCTCACACCAAAGGATTTCTACTTCATCCAGGTCCTTCAGAACGAGAAACTCTCCGACAGCGATGTCGCCATCGCGATGGTCACTCGCGTCCTCCTCGAGGAGGAGTCCCTAGAATGGCTGAGTGTCCATGAGACACGAAAAGCATTCGAATGGGTCGCCGAGAATGTTCTCGCATCGAGAGTCATGACGGTTGAATCGTGGCTTCAGACAGCATTCCACCTCTGCAAGCAGCGCTGGGATGCCTCCATCGAATGGATGGAGACCCTTCCAGTCCCTAAGATCCTACTGATGATTGAGATTCTCAATCAGCACATCAAGGCCGAAGAGGCCGCGATGAAGAAATCAAAGAAGCGATGATCACTTTCAAAGTGAAAAATATGCCGTCCATCAATACCAATTGGTGGCCGAAAACACAGAGGGAGTGGGCGCCCATTCTTCTCGCCGAACAGAAACCATTCTGGAAGGACGAGAGAAACCCAACAAACGGGAAGCCGTGGGCACAACTATCGCCTGACTATCGCGCGTGGAAGGATAAGAAATACCCTGGCCAGCCCATCCTTCGGGCAACTGGCCGAATGCAAGACACTGCAAAAATCGTGCCCTACCAGCAGGGTTTCAAGGTGAACACCACACCTTATGGAGCCTACAACCAATTCGGCACAAGTAAAATGCCCGCGCGTCCGTGGATGGGCATTCCACCGAAAGCCCTGGCAGCACTCGGCGCCATCGCTTTCAAAAACATTTTCTTTTCAAAACGTAGGAAGTAACTATGGCTACTCGTCGCAAGCGCGCCCGTACAGCTGACGGTAAACTCGCCGCTGATAATCCCGCAACTCCTGATGTGAATGAGGCTTGGGAGGATGGAAAGACAGCCGCACAAATCAAAGCTGAAAAAGAAGCAGGAGTCGAAGTCGTCGAGGAAGCCCTCGAGGAAGCACAAGCACCTGAAGAAGCTCCCGCTGTTGAAGAACCTGCCGTGGAACCAGAGGCTCCTGTGGCGGTGGAAACGCCTGCTGCGGCGGCTCCGGTTGACACCACTGCGCTGGCCGAAATGCTTGCTGACAAGCGCAAGGATCCGGAGAAAACTGAGCAGCCGAAGGACGAGGGCCTGAAGCCCATGACTGAGGAGCGTCTCGCTGAGATTCGTGCCTCCGCCATCACCCCAGCGTCTGTCGAAAAAGCTGGTGTGGACCAAATCATCGCTGAGGCCGGCGTCGAGAAGACCCGTGGTCGTGAGATTGCCGCCCGCCTCATGTTCAACGCTCGCCGCAATGGCGGTTTCGTCTGATTGAACGATGAACATCTCGATCACCTGGAATCCGGGGGACACCTGGAGAAAACTCGGCTACTTCTACTACACGAACTCGCTCGACTTTCGCTCGGTGATCGAGCAAAATCCCCAGTGGTCCGTCACTGAGGAACCACCTGTCGGAGTCGTGCTCTCGCTTGACGTCAACAGTCAGCGAGTGCTCTCCTCCACAAACAATGACGGCTTCTTCGTCAACACTGAGAATGCTGGAGTTCTTGAGAGAATCTTTCCGTTCGAATCACTCGCTGAGTATGAAGCGCAGGCCAGCAAGTACAATCTGTACAGTCTGGTCAACTACAATGAGGTGAACGGTTACACAATGGACACGCCCGAAGCACGTTCGGGCAATCGATAACGACCGCACCGGAAACGGAGGACAAAGCGGGCCGTCGAAAAGCGACAGAACCTTGAGCGTGACTCTGCGGAGACCGTAGGTGGAACTTCCCCGAGGCCACCATCACGTCTTAAGAAAAGAAGGGACTTCCGACCATATTAAAATGGCAACAATTTCTTTCGGGGGAGCCCCCGGAGTTTATATCAATGAGGTCGCCGGACAGTCGGCGACCCCCGCAATCGCGGCATTTAGCACTGTCTACATGCTGGTCGAAGTGGAGCCTGAGATTCCCACGACTCTCTTCCCCTTCAATGAGCCGGTGCAAGTCACCAACACTCGTGAGTATGTACGTCTGATCGGCGGCGCTATTCCTAGCGGCAAGATCGAACTGCTGTCCTACCAGTGCGTCGACGCTTTCTTCACACAAAGCTACGTCGGTGACCTGCGTGTGATCCGCGTTGGCACTCCCGCCAACGTGATGGAAGTGCAGCTCAACCCCTCTGGCTTCAAGACCAACGGTCTGGGTGTTTCCACCCCTCTGGAAGCCGGTGACATCGTCCACGCTCAACTGCTGATCAACGGCGCTCGCCTCGGTGAGTTCACTGCTTCCGGCACTTGGAAGGGCGTTCCCGTTGCGATTCCCGTGGATTACGTCGAGGGCAACTTCGACAATAACAAGAAGATTGCTATCGCCATTCGCGACGCAGTCGCTCGCGCTGTCACCACAGACCCTAACGTCTCCGCTGGCACCATCGTCCGCGATCTGGGAGTCTGCAGTGAGCAGTTCGCCGAGTGTGCTTTCGAGTACCTCGCCGGTCGTGAGTTCAACGCTCCCATCAGTGTGGTTCCCGAGAGTGAGCCCCCGAGCGATGGTTCCTACTACGTGTTCACTCTGAACGCGTACACCGTGGGTCCCGTTATCCCTGATAGCGAGAACACCAACGAACTCGTTGCTGACTACCTGCAGTGCCTGCGCACCGCTTTCGTGGATCAAGAGGATCAGGGCTACCTGACCGCTCCTTGTGCTTTCGCCAAGTTTGGTCCCGAAGGTCGCCGTCTGGTTGGCCAAGAAATGGCTTTCCAGGCCGAGCTGAACAGCCACAAGTGGATGGCCATCGCTGATGCCGGTCCGTACAACGTGACTGACATTCTCGAGTACAATGGCTTCACTCAGCATGCCGCTGCTGCCCCGCTGAAGACCGGTCAGGATTTCCTTGTTGGCAACTCTGTCTATGAGTGGACCGCTGACAATACTGACTATGTTCAACTGCGCTACACTCCTCTGAGTGGCACTGAGAGCAACCCTGAAACGGCCGTCAACGGTTCCCAGAACCTGAACGTTCCTTTCAACAACTTCCTGTCGCTTCGCGACAATGGAATCATCTCGTTCTCGACAAGCACCACTCCCGCCTACGACCGTCCCGGTCTGCTCGACCTTCAAGGCGAAAACTGGCCTTCCACCAAGGAAGCCGGCACTCCCGTGACCCTGAGCGACTGTGTTGGTGCACTCTCCTCCTTGGAAGGCGAGACTGTGTATGTGGTCCCCACTTACCTGACTCCCTCCAACAAGACCCTCACCGGTTACGTCTACTTCGCTGAGACCTATCCTCAGGCAATCACTGCCTACAACTGGGTCATCAGCCAAGGTGGACTCGACGGTGATGGCACTCCTCAGTACCCAGGCGTGAACACCCTGCCTCCTGGTTGCATCCCCGTCGATGTTTCCTCCGGTTCTGGTGAACTTGGCGATGCCGTGACTGGCGTCACAATCACCAACCCAGGTAGTGGCTACAACGTGGGCTTCCTGCCCAGCGTCGCTTTCCCGGCACCCTCCGCCGCTGGCGGCATCACTGCCACCGGCAACGCCATTCTCGGCTCGACTGGTCTGGTGGACGAAGTTTCGGTGACCGTCGCTGGTTCCGGCTACACCAACACTCCAACCGTCAACGTTGTGAATGCTGGTGGTGATCCTGGTGCTGGTGCTAGCGTGACCTGCACCCTGGCAACTGTCGGCGGTAAAGTCGCCAAACTGGCTCTCACCTCCGGTGGAGCTGACTATGAGTCGACTCCGTCTGTCGGCATCACGGCTCCCGCCGCTGCTGGTGGTGTGGCTGCTACTGCCACCGCGACTCTGGCCGCGACTGGTACAGTCAAGACCCTGACTCTGGCCACCCCTGGTCAGAACTTCATCGCGACTCCCTCGGTGAGCTTCACCGGTGGTTCGTCTGCTTCCGCCTCCGCGACTCTCTCCACCACAGGTGGTCGTATCGTGGCCATCAATGCCTTCTCTGGTGGTTCGCTGTACACCGCTGTTCCGTCTGTCACCCTGCCTGGTACAACAGGCGTTGGTGCGACCTTCTCCGCCATCCTCGCCGCTTCCGGCGGTGTGGCAACTGTGGCGGTCTCCAACGGTGGATCTGGCTACACTCTGCCCCCTATCGTCTCCTTCGCTGGTGACGGTGCTAGTGCCGCCGCTACCGCAGTTCTCGCAACTGAGGGTGGCGCCGCTGTCGTGGCTTCCGCTGGTGAAGTCGCTTCTGCCCCTAGCCTGAGTGGAACCATCACCCTCGCCGGTGCTGGTGCTGAGACTGACATCGTCATCGACTATGTCATCGATGCTGGCTCTGTCGCCTCGTTTAGTGTCGGCTCCGCCGGCTCTGGCTGGACACAGGCCAACGTGAACCTGGCTCTGGCAGGCAGCTACGGCACCGTAACTGACTCCGACCCCACAAACTGGACCACTGCTCCGACACTGACTGTGACCCTCGGCTACGCCGTGGTTTCTGTCACCGTGGGAACCAACGGTCTGGGCTACACGACCGCTTCGGCTGGTTTTGCCAACGCCCCTGGTGATACCACTGGTGCTGGTGCAGTCGCAGGTGCTGTGGCGATCGGTAAAGCTGTGGCTAGCATCTCCGTGACCAACGCTGGTTCCGGATACACAGCTGCCGACCCTGTCGCACTCACCATTACTCCGGCAGGTGGAGACACCACAGGCGCTGGAGCAACTGCTACCGTGTACAAGGGATTCTCCCTGGCTTCGGTTACTCTGAACACAGGCGGTTCCGGCTACGATGAGAGCGCTCTGGTGAGTGTGATCAACGACCCCTCCGATTCCTTCGGTTCGGGTGCTGGTCTGACCTATGCCATCGGACGTGCTGTCGCTTCGGTGAGCCTGACCACTGGCGGTTCCGGCTACGCCGCGACTGACGTGGTCTCTGTGTCCTTCACTAGCGGTAACCCCTCCGCTCCGGCCACAGCCGTTGCGACTAAGGGCTTCCCCGTGTCGGGTGTGACCATCGCCGACCGAGGTGCCGGCTATCTCGCCGCACCTTCGCTGACCTTCACAGCCTCGCCGCTGGATTCGGGCAACACGATTGTTCCGGCTTCCGGCGCCACTGTGCTCGGTTTCGGCATCGTGGATGTGGAAATCACCAACGCTGGCTCCGGTTACACTGAGGCTGACATGCCTCTGACCCTGGTCTTCACCGGCGGTTCGCCACTGGTTTCCGCCGCTGGTTTCGCAACTCTGCAGACCAAAGGCACCGGCGTCCTCACCTACGAAGTTCCCGCTTGGGACCTCTATGTGGAGATCGACGGCCAGACTTCCGACCTGATCCTGAACGAGTCCACCACTCTTCTCGATCTGAACACTCTGCACTTGCCTGGAACACTCCAGAACAGCACAGAGGACTATCAGTTGGCCCAGTTCACTCGGACATTCGCCGAGACTGATCTCACCAAGGAAAATCCTTCGGTGGCCAACAGCCCGGTCGTGTTCGGATGTCTCAACCACGGTCTGGTGAACGGTTCCGTCATCTACTTCACCGCTCCCATTACTAAGGCGACCGGTGGAACATTGGTGACCGCCTCGACTTCTCAGGCTTCTGTGAAGTACTACGTGAGTGTGATCAATGGCAATCAGTTCCGTCTGGCCACAACCCTGACGAACCTCAATAGCCGGATCTTCATTCAGTTCCCGACGGGTGGCTTTACCGCTGGACAGACTACACTATCCTACAGCGGACTGCTTGTCGCTCCTGAGAACACCAGCCTCTACAACAATGAGGGTGTGGTGAACATCATCCGCGGTCGTAAGTATGGTTTCAACACCTTCAACGTGTTGCCGACCTTCTATCCCGCAAACCTCGATCCCCTGACAGGACCTGCCGGTCAAGGTCTGGTTCACACACTCGGTTTCTACCGCGTGGAGAATCAACCCGACGAGAAGTACTACTCTCCCTATGGTGAGTTCGACGCCGGCATCCCGAATCCCGACAACGCTGGATTCCTGGGTGATCTGGTCCTGGGTGATCAAGACACACAGAGCTTCTTCTGCTCGCCTCTGGTCGCCAACGACCGTTCCGATCAGGCTTACATCACCCCGACTTACACTGACGGTGGTGGAGTTAAGCGTGTTCTGTGGGGTGCTTCCCTGTCCCTGCGTTACAATGCCTATAAGGAAGCTCCGAGCAACCTGTGGCGTTTCAACGCTGTGACATCCGAAGAGCTGGTCGACTACGGCCTGCGTGGAACCTTCAACGAAGGTGTTCCCGCATGTGTGCTGGTCGCCACCGGTATCGACGATGCTCAGAAGCTGCTCGACGACAGTCAGCAGTACTACAACCCCCGCGGTTTCATCGCCTACTACGGCCCGTATCTCAAGAACAGCTCCGGCGCTTGGATTCCTGCCAGCCCATACGTTACCGGTGTGGCCATCCGCCGCTACCGCAGCGAAGGGTTCCAGTATCCGCCCGCTGGCGTCAAGTTCCCACTCAACGGTGTGTCCGCTGTTCAGATCCCGATCAACAGCACCCAGCAAGACATTCTCAACCCGCGTGGTTGCAATGTCTGCCGCACACTGCCTGGATACGGCTCGACCGTGTTCATCTGGGGTGGTCGTACACGCATCAACCAGCAGGACGCCGAACAGCGCCTATTCCAGTTCGTGAACACTCGCGTGATCATGAACGTGGTTTACGGTTCTCTGCGTCGCGCCTTCGACAGCCAGATCTTCAACGTGATCGACGGTTTCGGCCTCGTTTACAACAAGATCATCTCCATCGGCAACAGCATCCTCAACGAGCTGTATGTCCGTGGAGCACTGTTCGGATCGCGGCCCGCTCAGGCGTTCCAGGTCATCTGCGATGAGCGGATTCAGACCACCACATCGCTGGAGGCCGGAATCGTTCACGCTAAGGTGTTCGTGGTTCCAGTGCCTACACTGGAGCGCATCGAAGTCGATCTCATCCGTGTCGCCATCGGCAACATGCAGAACGAGCTCGACGCTCTGGGCGTGGGTCAAGACAACGCTATCTGATGAAAGGGGAATCCATGGCGAAACGAATTCTATTCAACGTCGAGGATTCCCTTCACTCGAAGCTCAAACAACGTGCGGCAATGGAGGGCGTCTCTTTGAGCGCCCTCTGCGCCCGCATTCTTGAAGAGTCCGAAGAAAGGGAACCTGAGACTCACACCGAACAGCGACACGAGCTGTTCGAACCAGTCCTCTATATCTCTCTGCCGCTTGACAAACTCCGCGAGGAACTGGGAAGAGTGGCAGACGCAAAGATAGACCTCAGGGAGAAAAGCTCCCGCATGATGAAACTCAATTCTGAAATGGCCAAACGGTATCGTCGATGAGTGTTAATCCGCTTCAGCCAAGAATTCAGGGGCTGACATATCCCCTCACACTATCGAATGGCAGTCTTGCCGTCTCCGCAGATCTCGATCTCGTGAGTCAACACGTGCTTTCGGTCGTTGAAACTCGCTGGTATGAGCGAGTGATGAGAGCGAGCTATGGCACAGACGACTTCATCTTCCAAGTCATAAAGCCATCAGTCATCAACTCTCAATTTCAACAAGCCATCGAACAAGATGTTCCGGAATTGAGCGCTGTGACCGTCACTGGCGATTGGTCCGGCTCTGACAGTGGTTTATATAGAGTCATCATCACATATTACATCAACGGAGTTCCGCAACCGCAACTCTCATTCACCCTGAGCATCTAATGGCGAAACGTTTCCAAATCCCGCCCGTTCCACAGGGTGAAGTCGCTAAGTATACAACAGATCCGTACAATTTATCGTCGATCTACATGTTCGGCAGTTCCTCTCCCTTCACGGGACAGGGGAACACGATTGTCCGTCCAGACGACGACCTCATCATTCAGAAGGGCGGCAACCGCGCCCTCGTCATCTACAAACGACTACTGTGGGACTCTTCAGTCCAGGCGTCGTTCATGAAACTGATGCAGGAGATCACAGCCCGAGACTGGCTCATCACCCCCGCTTCCGAAAAGCCGGGCGATCTTGCCGTCAAGGACTACGTTGAGCAGGCACTTTCCTCTCTCGACATTGACGATCTCTACAAAGGACTCGGTGAGGCGCTCGTCTGTGGATTCTCCGTCGGTGAGGTGATGTGGAAGAAGACGAAACAGGGCATCATCCCATTTGATGTTCGCATCCGCGACCAGCGTCGTTTTGTGTTCCAGGAATCGGAAGAAGCCGACACCGGTTTCACAATGCGTGTGCTGACCTTCAACCGAATGTTTGAAGGCATCGAGCTTCCCGCTCGCAAGTTCATCATTCAACGTTATTGGCTCTCGCACACTGGAGATCCCTATGGTACCGGACTGGGCAGGATTCTGTATCCGATCGTTAAGTTTCGTCGTCGTGCTATCGAGTCTTATGTTCTGTACGGCGATCGTTACGCAACGCCAACCGCGATCGCAAAAGCTCCTCTCTCAGCCTCCAATGTTGAGATCGACACTCTGTATGACCACCTCTCCAACCTGTCTCAAGAGACAGCGATGATTCTACCTGAGGGATACGAACTCGAATTCCTCAATCCGTCAGGTTCAGCTGATATCTTCATGAATCTCATCGAGTATATCGACAAGGAGATTTCCCTGTTGGTGTGTGGTGAGGATGAAGCAGGCACAGCCGAAGCTGGCTCTCGTGCTTCTTCTCAGGTGGCAAACTTGGTCCGTGTCATCCGCGCTTCCGAGCTTTCCCAGCTGATTTCACAGACTTTGAGCGACACCCTCATCCGCTGGATCGTCGATCTGAACTTCGGTGTCAATGTCGAGGCACCAACAATCAGTCGTCAATTCCGTCTCGAAGAATCCACCTTGACGATGGCTGACGTGAGCCTGATGATTCAGTCGGGCTACAAACCGAAGAAAGAATGGATTCAAAATCACTTCAAAGTTGACCTGGCTGATGAAGAGGATTTCCAAGCCGCGGCGCCTCAAGCTGAGGTCGAAGGAACTCCAGAATCTTACGATCCTGAGGCAGACGGTGATCTCTATGACAAGATCTTCGGCGGTGAAGAGAAACCCTTTGGAGATGAGAAAATAACCGAAGATGAAGCCGTTTCAGAATCATCTGACGATGATGATCTCTACGACGAAATCTTTGGTTGAGGGTAAAACTCTCTCAGTCATTCGACGGAAACTACCAGGGGAGACAAAGTTTCGCACCCCCAATAAACCCGTCGTTGTTAAGTAAGAGTCATGTTCCAAAAACGCATTCATGTGTTTATGGCTGGCGATCAAACGTCAGCTCAGGGTGTGGCCCGAAGCTTCAGTGCCAAAGACCTAGACCAGGTCGTTGCCTCCTACGATCCCCAGATTCACGAAGCACCTCTTGTGCTTGGTCATCAGGGTGACTCTGACAGTCTGCCCTCATACGGGTGGATCAAAGGCTTTGAACGTCAGGGTGATAACCTGTACGCAAACGTTGCGTTTACTGACGTAGCGAAAGACCTGGTGAAAGACGGACACTATCGAAAGGTGTCTATCTCCTTCTACTCCCCAGACTCCCAAATCAATCCGCATCCCGGAAAGTGGACCGCTCGCCATTTGGCGCTGCTTGGTGCCGCTCCCCCTGCGGTGAAAGGTTTGGAACCCTTCAATTTTGCCGAATGGGATCAGCGTGTCGGAGTCTATGACTTCGCCGTCGCCATCGATCCGATGACGGTGTTTGACAAGGACCTGGGACCAACTCTCGTTCGTGACTTGAGTCCCCTTGAAATGCTCAAGGAGAAACTCGATCTCGCCAGGGGTGAGATGCGTGCCGCTGTCGCGGACGCCGTCGGAACTCCGGAGGAACAGAAAGTGGAAGACACGTCGGCTGAGGTGGAGGAGCAAGAGGACAACGCATCCGAAATCGAAAACCCCAGCAACCCTGCAAACTTTTCCGAACGCCCACGCCGTGGGGATAACGCTCGGTCAGTCGCAGATCTTGAAGACCAGTTCCCTAAGGACGAATTCATGGAAGAACAAGGCATCAGCCGGAAAAAGAAGAAAACCCCCCACGGCCAAGTGTCGCAGGTGGTTGAGAACGTCTACAAAGAAGACGAAGACGAAATGCACACTGACCACGAAGAGCGTGGCGCCGACGCTCCCAAAATGCGGAATCCCCGCATGGAGCCCGGCAAAGTGAACTACGCCGAAGGCGGCCCTAAAGGCGGCTACAACGGCGACGACCGCTACGAAACCGCCAAGAGCGGTGAGCAGCAGGCTGATCGTTACAAAACAGGCAAGACCACTCCTGAAAAGGCCACTTTTGGCCGTGACAAGATCTCCACTGGCAAAGAGCAGCATGACGCTGGTCGTCCCCCTGCCAAGAACAATGAGATCGAAGAAGACCGTCGTAAGACCGGTCGTTATGTTGACCCTGACGATGAAGGACGGTACGACGAAATGAGTCGCGATCAAATGATGAACAACAACCAGTACGATGACGACGTGGATTACGGCGTCAACGATGCTGAAGCAGCCTCCGGCAGCAATCCTGCTGGTCGTGTCGATGGTGAGACCAAGGTCCCAACTGAGACCGAGGAAATGCCCGATGATGAGATCTTCGCCGTTGGCGTGGAGAACGTCGCTAAGGCCAAGAACGCTCGAGTGATGTACATCAAGGGCGGTGAGAAGATGCCCAAGTCTCACGGTGGCGGTATCCCGGGTTCCGTGATGGCTGACTATGCCGAGCCCCAGCCTGCTGAGGTGACTGGCAAGGAAGGCGTTTACGCCGAAGGCAAGAAAAAGCAACTCTCCGGCGAGTTCGAGGGTGGTCCTAACGAGACAACTCTGAAGTCCGGTGGAGTCTACGCTGAGCACGCTGAGTCCTACAAAGGCGAGCCCAAGTCCAGTAAGAAAGCCCTGACTCCTGGTGCTTTCGACTCCGATGAGGACGAAGAGCCCGCAGAGGTGACAGGTCCTTCCGGCGTGACCGGCGGTGCCGACCACAAGGAAATGCCCGACTTCATCAAGAAAAAGATGAAGGAGAAAGAGGAGCATATGTCCGATGATCATGCCGAGAGCAAGATGGACAAGCTTCCCCCCGCGCTGAAAAAGCGTGCGATGGAAGTGAAAGAAAAGGGTCACTTCGCCGAAGACCACAACGAAGTCGATGCTCAAGCTGGCATGCCTCGTTCCAAGAAGGACATGCTCTCGGGCGAGTTCGAAGGTGGCGTGGCTGAAGAGACAGGCCCCAGCGGTGTTAGCACCGGCTATGCCGAGCATGAGAAGGACCAGAACCCCTACTCCAAGACCGGATTCGGATCCACCTACAAAGAAGGGTGCGACTACGATGAAGATGAGATGGAAATGGGAGAGGACTGCGGCAAGAAGGGTGGCAAGAAGATGAACTACTCGGAGTCCGAGGAGTTCAGTGAGTTCTACGCCGAGCTGCAGGCCCTGAAAGCCGAGAACGCTCGCATCAAGCACGAGTACCGTGAGGCTCAGATCGCTCGTCGTCGCGATCAGATTCACAGCTTCGTCGAAGGTCTCTATGAGCAAGGCAAGATGGTGGATTCCATCATCCCCGAGAAAAAACTCATGGAGTTCGCTGAAGGTCTGGAGTTCGGCACCATGGAGTTCTCCGAAGGTGAGACCGCCACTGGCCTGCTGTTCAGCATCCTGGATCGTCTTCCCAACCTGGTGGACTTCAGCGAGTACGCTGGTGGTTCCATGAAGTTCGTGGATGAGGTGGACCTGGACCCTCACCAAAAGGCTCTCTCGATGGTAGAGAAGTCTGGCGGCGAGCTCGACTACGTCGAGGCCCTGAAGAAGGCAATGTACTCCTGAGATGGATCTTCTCTCGATGGTTGGCCTAGCCACCCGTCAGAGAGAGACCTACTACAAGCAAGCTGAGCGTCTGGCTAAAAAATATCCAGACCTCGGCAAGCTGGAGGCGAGGATGGAGGCTGAGGGTCGAGTCATCGTCAAAGGTCTTCGTGACCGACAGATGAAATTCGATGAGTACGAACGTGCTCTCGTAGACAAAACCCTCACTTCTGCTCTCGCGGCGGTCTATCTCGGAGCGGGCAGCGGTCGGCCGAAAGAAAAAATGGAGAAAGCGTGGCCGTCGATCGTCGGCGACATGCTCCCTCCTCTTAACGTCTTCCTAAAAGAAACCAAGGACTATTTAGATGATGGCACTCTCAAATACGGAGACGACTCTCTCGATTTTGCCGATCCTGATCTCAACCGAGTTTTAGACGTGGATCCCGATCTTGACCCGGATTTTCCGGAAGAGTGGATGGATACATCACCCGCTGAGCAGGCCTCCATTGAGACGACTCAGAAAAGGGCGGTCGGTAAGACCTGGCCTTCTTTGTTCGGTCGTGTTCTTCGTTACGTCTCTTCTCCCGCTTACAGTTTCTTCCAACTGGGTGTCTTTATGGACAAACAGGATGGTGGATACAAGGAGATGAGGAGAATCTCGAGACACGACCCGCGTGTGTGTCCTGACTGCAAAAACTACGACGCTTCAGGATGGCAGCCTCTCGGCTCGCTTCCGATGCCCGGCAAGGGCTGTCGGTGCTATGACCGCTGCAGGTGTCGAATTGAGTACCGATAGGGGTAAAACCATCCCAACTGGTAAACCCACGTTTGCCAACATTAAAGTCCAATCGTAATTGAGACATGTTTACTTCGACTAACGCTGCTCCTGCTTACGGCAAGCAGTACATCCGTTTCGCCGAAACCTTCACCGCCGACCCTTCCGTCGCCATCGGTGAGTTCCGTGCTGTGAGTGCTGGCGCCTCCATGGGCGTTTGCACCCTGCCCGGCGCAACTCCTACCACCATCCTGGGTGTGAACCAAGCCTTCATCCCCCTGTTCGCTGACGCTCCTGCCAGCCCCCGTCTGGCCACCGTCGCCACATCCGGTCTGCTGCTGATCGAAGTGGATCCCGCTTCCGGCGCCATCGCTTTCAACAGCCCGCTGCTGGTGAACGCCATCGGTCAGGCCAGCTCCGCTGGTACCGCCGTTCAAGCCGACGGCACTGTGCCCACCATTCGCGACCTCATCGACATCGGTGGTCGCCGTATGGTGACAGTTTCGTTCAGCTGAGTAATCTGGTTGCTCACCGCTTGGCTACTCTTTCGGGGTGTAAGTCCAAGCGGTTGCAACCCGTTGAAATCATCTTTATAGACTTACGGAGTACTCCCTCCCATGATGAACCTAGCCCAAACCTATGCGGGCGTAGATCCTATTCTGACTACGCTGGCACAAGGTTTCATGCTCCCCTCCACCAACATCGCGAACTTCATCGCGCCTGTTGTGGATACCCCGACTCGTGCCGGCCGCATCCTGCGCTTCGGCAAAGAGCAGTTCGCCATCAACGACTTCCGTCGTGCATATGGCACCAACATCCCTTACGTTCAGACTCGTTACGATTCTGAGCCCTACGCCCTGGAACAGGAAGTGGTGGCTTGGGAACTTCCCGAAGAAGTCATCGAGAACGCTGGCGAAGGCCCTGCTCAGGTTGACCTGCGTGCGATCGAAACTCGCAACGCTATGTCCCGCCTGATGAACGCCTACGAGAAGACCGTGGCTGAAGTCGTGACCGTGACCGGTTCCTTCAACCCTTACGAGCCTTACAACGGCGTTGCCGGTTCCCAGACTGGCCTCGGTTTCGAGACCTTCACCCAGTTCCAGACCTCCTACGGTGCTTCTGCCGGTGCCGCTCCTTGGAGCGACCCCACTTCGAACCCGATCGAAGCTGTGCTGACTCTGAAGCGTAGCGTTTCGTACCAAATCGGTATCCGTCCGAACTCGATGATCGTCGGTACCGCCATTTTCGACCAACTGCTGACCAACCAGAGCATCCTCGAGCGTATCAAGTACACCACAGCCGATTCTATCGATGTGGACATGCTGGCTCGTTACTTCGGTCTGGAGCGCGGCATCCGCGTGGCTGAGGGTCGCTATCTGGCCGAGAACGGTCAGCTGCTGCCCGTGTTCCCTGAGAACGGCGTCCTGCTGTTCTACAGCCCCAACGGTCCTTCTGACGCTGTGATGCCTGCTGGTGGTGCTAACGCCGCTACTCCGGCTTTCGCTTATACCTACCAGCTGACCGGCACCCCTGCCGTTCGTCCTGAGTACTACATCCGTGAGCGTCGTGTGGTTCGTGCTGAAATCACCGTCGAGCGTGCTGTGCACCCCGTGGGCCTCGGCACCACTGGTCTGATCGGTTCTGGCGCGATGATCACCGACATTCTGGCCTGATAAGGCTAGTTACTAAGGAGGTGATCCCATGGCTATTCTGCGCCCACTGACAAAGGCCCAATACGAAGTGTCCTTCACCGCCGCCGGCGGCCCGACCTTCACTGCGGTCTTCACCGAGT